AGATAGCGCACAATGGATGCACTCAGTTGCCATTGAGACTTTAGAGGGACTTGTTCCCTCTTTTTTTTTATGAGATAATGAATAAACTCCGCAGGGACAACTATGTCTGGATTATTAGAGCCATCCGTAAAAATTGAGATTGAGATACAAAGCCAAGAGAAAAATGGCGAAGCGTGTCCAGTTGCCACAAGTGACGTATCTGTCAATCTTGAGAATCGTCAAAAAGCCATTGATAAAGCCAACTATGGCCCAATGAACCCTAACGAGCCAAACGCTGGCTACTGGCGTGAAGTCTCTAAAGTATGGCGAAACTCCCCAGACCAAGCTAAAAAGTCTCGTTGTGGAAACTGTGCTGCTTTTATCCAAACCACTAAGATGATGGATTGCATTGAATCAGGATTGGCTACAGGTGATGGTGAGACTGATGCTTGGGAAGTCATTGAAGCTGGCGACTTAGGTTACTGTGAGATTTGGGATTTTAAGTGTGCTGCTAAGCGTACTTGTACGGCTTGGGTAACTGGTGGACCGATTACTGACGATTCTGAAATGGCTGATATGGGAGAAGACAATGGGGACGACTAATATGCAAGCGGCTGAGATGATGGGTTTATATCCAAGCATGACTGCCAAAAAGAAACCAGCGACTAAAGCTATGCCAAAGCCAATGCCTATGCGTGGTGAGCGTACAGCAAAGAACAAAGCAAAGAAGACTAAAAAATGAAAACTCCTAAGATGAACAAAGCTGGTAAAGCCAAAGTTGGTGCTGTAATGCACGAGTTTGGCAAAGGTGAACTGCACTCTGGCAAGGGCGGTAAAGTCGTTAAGAATCCAAAGCAAGCTATTGCTATTGCCATTAGTGAAGCTGCCAAGAAAATGGGCAGAATGAAATAATGGCTGACTTAGGCGCATTTTTTGGTAATCCAAACATACAGCGTCAAGGTGCTAGGGCTAGGGCTTTAGCCTCACAACGTGATGTAAACACACTACCAGACCCACTTACCTATGCAGTTATGCAAGGTTTGCTAGGCACTAGACCTGATGAGATGGGGTTTAGTTTTCTTAATCCTGATTACGAAAAAATTAAAAAAGTAGCAGAGCCAGCATTTGCTTTGGGGTTACTTGGTCAAGCAGCACCTGCATTAGCACCTTTAACTAAGGGTTTACCAGTAGGCGCAGGTATTAAAGAAATAACCCCTGCTGTAAATCAACAAATGGCTAGAAAAGCAGCAGAGAGAATTGGTCAATCTCCAAATCCATACACTCGTTCTTTGCAACAGGGGTATGAGCATGGTTGGTATCACGGAAGTACAGGCGATATTAAAGCGTTTGACAAGGGATTGCTAGGTGAGGCAACTGGTGCTGAAAGTGCTAAAAAAGGCTTTTTCTTTGCTCGTGACCCACAAAATCCTCCAGCAGAAATGTTACAAAGAACAACAGACCCTAAGTCTATTGAGTTCCTTAAAAAATTAGGCAAAACTGACGAAGAAATTGCAAAACTTAATACTGTTTCAATGAAAGGGTATGGTGCTGAAACGGCATCAGGGTATGCACAGATTGGTGGGACAAGAGAATATAGAGAGGCAATGCGTAAAGCAAACGCTGCTGAAAAGCGTGGAAATTGGGATGAGTACGAGAAGCAAATGCAAATTGCTGAAGATAGTGAAATTAAGCGTATGCAAGAAGCGCAATCTTTAGTTGCCAAATATGGTGATGTTAGAGATGAGATGCTATCTGCTATCCAAAATACTATATACAACAAAAAATTACCACAATTAGAGCAAGAAGCATTAGATGCAAAAATAAAAGAACTAATGCCTACTGGTTGGTATAACAGTTATAGCCAGCCACAACTTACTGGTCTAAAAAAGGAAATAATTGATATTGTTGGTAAAGATGCTGCTGCGCCAGCGTTAAATCAGATTGATAAATTTATATCAATTAGGGCTGAAAGACAATTAGCTGAAAATGCCCAAGAAGGTGGTAATGTAATGCCAGTTGCATTGCGTTATGAAAACCCTATGGTTTATGACTTTAAGGGTCAGGCATACCGAGAGCAGTCTTACAACGATTTAGTTGAAGAAGCTAAACGCAAAGGACATGACGCTTTAATTCTTAAAAATACTTACGATACTGGCTCAGGACCAGCTAAGTTAGTAGATGTAGGAGTTGTATTTGAGCCTAATCAAGTAAGAAGTACATTTGCATCATTTGACCCAACTAGAACTAAAGAAGCAGATATTCTTGCTGGCTTACTACCGCTAGGAGTGCTCGCAGACGAAGAAAAGCGTAAAGAGATTACAAGTCTGTTAGAATAAAGTATTACTTAACCTTGACCAACCCTAGAGGAGTCAAACAAAATGAATAAATTAGAGACAGGATATTCCGAAAACCTAACCAATAAAGGTAGAGGAAGACCCAAGGGGGCTGTTAATAAGGTCACCAACGAGTTTAGGGAGACAGTTAGATGTCTACTAGAGGATAACTCTGAAAATGTCTCTAAGTGGCTTACATTGGTTGCAGAGGGAGATGAGTTAAAAGAAATTCGTCCTGACCCTTACAAAGCCTTAGATATGATTTCTAAACTGGCTGAGTACGCAACACCAAAGTTGGCTAGAACTGAGTTAACTGGCGACTCTAACAAGCCAATTGAGCATAGAGTTACATGGGCGAAGTAATCGAAATTCCCTATAAGCCAAGGGAACACCAACTAAAGGTTCACGAGTTACTGGAAGGCAAACGCTTTGCAGTAGTAGTGGCACATCGTAGATTTGGTAAAACTGTTGCAGCACTTAACCACTTAATCCGTGAGGCGGTGCTAAACGAGAAAGAAACACCCAGATACGCTTACATTGCACCTACCTATGGACAGGCTAAAAGGGTAGCTTGGGACTATCTCGTTAAATACACTACTCCGCTAGGCGGTACTAACAACATCTCAGAGTTACGAGTTGACTTCTGGGGTAGGCGTATTCAATTATATGGCTCAGACAATCCTGATTCCCTGCGAGGTCAATACTTTGATGGGGTAATCATTGATGAGGTGGGTGACCAGAATCCTAAAATATGGACTGATATTGTTAGACCTGCCCTGACAGACAGAAAAGGATGGTGTTTATTCATTGGTACGCCAAAGGGACATAACCACTTGAAAGAACTGCGAGACAGAGCAGAGAAAGAGGATGGATGGGGATTGCTAGAGTTCAAAGCCTCTGAGACAGGGGTAGTGGATGACACAGAACTGAAGGCTGCTCGTAATGAGATGGGTGAGGATAAATACCGCCAAGAGTTTGAATGTAGCTTTGACGCTGCTGTAGAAGGCTCTTACTATGGGCAAATCCTCAATGAACTGGAAGACAAGAAGCATATGCAAGAGATTCCCAGAGAGGAACTAAGCAGAACATTTACTGCTTGGGACTTGGGAATGGGTGACTCTACGTCTATCTGGGTGGCTCAGTTAGTAGGTACTGAGGTGCGACTAATCGACTATTACGAGAATCACGGAGTTGGACTAGACCACTACGTTAAGTGGATTAAGGATAACGACTATCTCAAATCAGAGCATATTCTGCCCCATGATGTAAGAGTTAGGGAGTTAGGCACAGGTAAGAGCCGAATGGAAATGCTTGAGGAAGCTGGACTAGAGGTCAAGATTGCACCCAGAATGGGACTAGACGATGGCATCCAAGCTGTAAGAAGGTTGCTGCCAAGGTGCTGGTTTAATGTTCCTAAAGTGCAGACAGGACTGAACTGCCTGAGAAACTACCGCAGAGACTACGATGAGAAGCGTAAGATATTCTATGAAAGACCACTACACGATTGGTCTAGTCATGGCTCTGACTCTTTCCGCTACTTAGCCCTTGGATTGGATGAAGGACATTCAACGTGGTCTAAGCCTATTAACCAAACTCCGAAATGGATTGTCTGATGTATATACATGCAGGGTGTAAATCTAGCACCTAAAGTAAAAGAACTTGAAAAGCGTATCGAAATGCTTGAAAATATGGTAAAAGAGTTACAATTGGATAAACCCAGAATGGGACGCCCTCCAAAGGACAAGCATGGCACAGAACGAGTTAATGTCGATAATCCAAGCAGAGATTGATGATGCAATTGGATTTATTGAAAGCGAAACTGTTGAACAACGCAAACAGGCTCTGGAGGCTTATCTACGACAGCCATATGGTAATGAAGTTGAGGGTAAATCTCAAATCGTTACTGGAGAGGTGGCAGAAGCGATAGATGGTGCGCTACCTAGCTTAGTTCGTATCTTTACAGGCTCAGACAATATCGTAGTCTTTGAGCCACAAGGCCCTAGTGATGAAGCCTCGGCAAAACAGGCCACAGACTACTGCAATTGGGTATTCAATCGTGATAACGCTGGTGTAGCTATTCTGCATGATTGGTTCAAAGATGCCTTGATGCAGAAGAACGGCATCGTTAAAGCGTATTGGGAAGACAAAGAAGACATTACAAAAGAGCGTTACTTTGACTTGTCTAACGATGAGTTAGCAATGCTTATGAGTGATGAGACTATGGAGATTGTCGAGCAAGATACGACAGAGTTCCCAATTATTGACCCAATGGGACAGCCAGTTGTTGACCCGATGGGTATGCCTGTGATGAGTGCTACACACAATGTTGTGGTGCAACAAAAGAAAAAGTCAGGCAAGGTAACGATTGAGAATGTTCCTCCAGAGGAGTTCTTGATTAGCAAGAAGGCTAGAACTATTGCTGATTCACCTTTCGTAGCCCACAGACAGATGTTGACTCGTAGTGACTTGGTTGCTATGGGTTTTAATAAGAAACAGGTAGAGAGTTTGCAGATGGGTGATGCTTTGGCGTACACACCAGAACGTGTGGCTCGTTATGCAGCAGGTGAGCAACCTTACCAAGTTCAGACTGATGACCCCTCAATGCAAGAGATTGAAGTCTTTGAGTGCTATGTCAAAACTGACGTAGATGGCAAAGGCATTGCTTCATTGGTTCAAGTGTTCTACGCTTCTAATGAGATTCTTGAGGATGAGAAGGGTAAGGAAATGGTTGAGGAAGTGGACTATGTTCCTTTCCATTCAATCTGTCCTATCCCAATTCCACACAAGTTCTTTGGTAACTCACTAGCTGACAGAACAGTTGACCTACAGTTAATCAAGACTACTATCACTCGTCAGATGTTGGATAACTTATATCTGACAAACAATGCTCGTGTGGTTGCGGTGGAAGGTCAAGTAAACCTTGATGACTTGCTGACTTCTACTGCTGGTGGTGTTATTCGTGCCAAGTCACAAGGTGCTGTTCAACAGTTGGTTGTTCAGAACGTGGCTAATCAGGCTTTCCCAATGCTTCAATATCTGGACACAATTCAGTCTAAGCGTACTGGTGTTAGTGATGCCTCACAAGGGCTAGACCCATCTGTATTGCAAAACGTGACTGCTGCTGCGGTAGCTTCTATGCAACAAGCTGGCGCAGGTAAGATTGAACTGATGGCTCGAATCTTTGCTGAAACAGGCGTTAAGTCTTTGTTCCAAGGCATCTTGCACTTGCTCTGTAAGTATCAAGACAAAGCACGAATGGTTCGCATGCGTGGTGAGTTTGTAGAGTTTGACCCTAGAACATGGGCTAATCAATATGATGTGTCTATCAATGTAGGTCTAGGCGCAGGTAATCGTCAAGAGCAGATGGCGATGTTGTCGATGGTTCTTGCTAAACAAGAGCAGTTGATTGCTCAGTACGGCCCTGCTAATCCTTATGTTTCCCCTGCTCAATATCGTGGCACTCTGGGACGCATGGTTGAGATTGCTGGCTTTAAAGATAGTGCTGAGTTCTATAAAGCTATTACACCAGAGCAAGACCAAGCGTTGAGCAATCCTCCTCCACAGCAACAGCAGATGCCTCCAGAGATACAGGCATTGATGGCTAGGACTCAAGCTGAGATACAAGCCAACCAAGCTAAAGCACAAGCTGACTTGCAGATGCAACAACAACAGATGCAGATTGATATGGAGATGGCGCAACAGAAGGCTGCTCTTGAAATGCAATTGATGCGTGAGAAAGAAATGGCTAAGTTGCAACTTGAGCGTGAGAAACAACAGGCTTACTTTGCATTGAAGCAACAAGAGTTTGAAGCAGAAGCCCAATTGAAAGCAATGAAGATTGGTGCTGGCATAACATCCAACGTAGAGATTAGAGGTTAATCATGGCTACACAAGCAGAACTAACACAGGCTTTAGTCAATCTTTTACAGACTGACCCTAACGCTGCTTATGGCGATATTGTCAAAGCTGCTTCTGCGTATGGCATTACGCCAGCACAAGTACAGGCTACATTTGCTACATTGCCAGCAGGTAACGATAGGACTGCTGTACCTGATTACACACCAGCGCAAACAACAACGATAAATAACGCTATTGCTTCAACTGACCCTATTGCTAGAGCATATGGTCTTGCAGAGAAAACTGGTGATTATGGTCAGATTGCTGCTTTAATTAAAAACATCCCTGCGCCTACATTGTTGTCTAAGTATGGTCTGACAAACAAAGACATTAGTTATATCTACTCTCGTCCTACAGTAACAGACCCATTGTCAACTGCATACATCAATGCAGAAAAAACTGGTGATTACACGACTGTTGCTAATTTACTTAAAGGCATAACTGCTGACCAGTTAAAAGCTACTTATAACCTTAACCAAAACGATATTAACTACATTGCTTCTCGTAAAGGAATAGCTGGTACGTTACCTGCTAATTGGGCTGGTACACCTATTAAGCAAGTTGTTACTGGAACTGGAACTGGAGTAGGATTAGGAACTGGAATAGATGGGCAAACAGCACCAGTTGGTCAATTCCGTGAGTTGTTTCCATCCTTTGCAGAATCCAAGCGTTTAGCGGGTGAGATGGTTGCTAATCGTCCCACTACGCAAAGCATTGTGAATATGATTTCAAGACCACAAGACCCCAACCTTATCTCTGCTTACCAAGCGGCTGAAAAGTCAGGCAACTATGGCGATGTGGCAAACATGATTCAAGGGATGCCAATGGGTAACATTCAATCTACTTATGGATTGTCTAATGCTGATATGCAATACATTATGAGCAGACCAGAAATTGCTGCTTCATTGAATAAAACAGGAACAACTGCTGCGCCTAATTTAAGCAATGTCTTGAGCATGATTTCTAAGTGAGAACAGAATGAACTATCAAGAACTGCGTAGTCTTGTTGGTGGTGCTAGTCCACAAAGTGCTAGTTATCAAGATATTATTTCTGGTATCCAAAGCCAGTACACACCACAGACGCAGTTTGCGCCTACACGTTCATTGCTAGATACATTGGGTGAGCAGTTGCCAGAGCAACCTAGAATTGCTTATGGCTCGTTGCTACAGGCTCAACTTAGAAAACTGCCTACACCCATGACGGCAATTAAGAATCCAAATGCGGCAGCAAGCGTAGATTCTGGCGTTATTAACCTTGGTGCTAATACTGCAAACACAGGGTTAGGCGGTGGTCAAGATTTAAGCAAAACACTTGTTTATAACAATGACTTTTCTAACGCAACTGGTGGAAATACTGGTGGTATTACGGCAGGGGATGTAACAAAGACAGGCTCGTTAGTAACGGCACTTGGCACATTGGCTGGTAGTTCTGACTTGGCTAAAGCTGGTATTGCCTTAAACCTTATTGGTTCTGCTAGTGATATTAAGAGCGAATCGGATGCTTTTAACTTGGCTACCAAGATAGCATTGTTGGCGGCTGGCCCTGCTGGTGGTGTAGTAAACGCAGCAATTGGTGCTGCTACTGGAAACAATCGACAGTTAATTGATGCCTTGGCAGGGTTAGCTAATCCTACTGTTGGTGCATTAAATGCAATATCTAGTGCTTTAACTGGTCAATCATTGGGTACATTTGGTAGTGGATTGTTATCTGCGCCAACTGGTTCTATTAGTGATTTAGGTCTTTTGGGCGCAAGTCAATATGGCAATGCCATCGACAGAAGCGCAGCAGACGTTAACGATATATTGCGTGATGCGATTACTCGTGGTGGCGGTAAACTGATAGATGACAACTCACAAGCAACAAATGTCTACTGATAAACACCTACTGGCTCAATGGGCTAAAAACTTACTAAATGATGACTTTTTCAAAGAAGTTATAGATAACTTGAAAAAAGAACAGATTAGTGTGATAATTAACACAAGTGCAGAAGAATGTGATAGGCGTGAGGATGCTTATCGGCACATTAAGTCTATTGAACTAATTACAGGACACCTAGAAGGTTTAGCCTCGGAAACTGTGATTAGAGAGAAGAAGTGGAAGATTCTGTAGGGTTTACCCTACCCTCCGTCCAGAAGGTTTCTGGCGATTATTGAGATGACAAATGGAAAACACCAACCCTAATGGGAGTGAAAGCCTAGATGTAAACCAAGCCGCTTCAGCGTTTGAGGGCATGATGGGTGATTCTGAGGAAGCCGAACAAGGCCAAACCGAAGGTCAACCAGAGTACCAACAAGAGACTGATGAAGTTGAATATTCTGAAGAAGAAGAACAGCCCAAGCAGAGATATAAAGTCAAAGCATCTGGTGAGGAAGTCGAAGTAGAACTAGACGAACTTATCAAGGGTTATCAACAAGGTACGGACTACACTAAAAAGTCTCAGGCTCTAGCTGAACAACGTAAGGCAATTGAAGCTGAACGTAGTCATTTAGAGCATGTTAAACAAGAGCGACAGGCATACGCTCAGAAGTTGCAAGCCTTGGATAGCTTCCTTACGCAGCAACATCAGAGTGTGGACTTAGAAGTTTTAAAGGAAACAGACCCTATCGGTTATGCGGTAGCGGTAGCTGAACAGAGCCAGCGTGAGAAACAGTTAGCAGTAGTCAGGAATGAACAGCAACGCATTGCCCAACAGCAACAAGCCGAGCAACAAGCCTCTCTGCAAAGCCATCTCCGTAATGAATCTGAGAAGCTAGTTAGTCTGATTCCTGAGTTAGCGACACCACAGGGTGATGCGGTGCGGAACTTGACCATAGTTAGGGTCTAGGAACTTCTCCCATTGTGTGCCAATCAGCAGATTACGATTACCAAAGTTAATTGGTGCAAGTGGTCTGTAAGGCGCAACACTAGGTGCAGGAGGATTAGCCCAACTTGCAGGGACAGGAACTACATCAAAACCAGTTGGTGTGCCAGAACTAGACAAAGCACTACCTGCACCAAGAAGACCAGCCGTAGCTAAAGCTAATTGAGCCACCTTCAATGGGTCAGTTTCTTTTGTTGGAGTAGTCGTAGTGGTAGCTGGAGTTGATACTAACGTAGATGGGAATGTTGCTAAAGTATCACCAACTGTTGTTGGCTTCTGAGCAGTAATCGTTGTAGTTGGTAAAGTTGTAGCTGGTGTTGTTGGTAAAGTTACGGCTGGTGTTGTGGCAATAATTGCATTAACAATGTCTTGTGTAGTTACTGGCTTTTGTGCAGTAATTGTTGTAGTTGGTAAATTAGATGTTGGCAAAGTTGTGCCAGTAGTCAATGCTGGCAAAGTAGCACTAATAGCCGTAATGACATCCTGAGTTGTTACTGGCTTATTGCTTGTAATAACTTGTTGAGCAATTGTTTGCGCTTGAGTGCTTGTAATATTGGGTAAAGTTGCAGTGATAGCGTTAATAATCTCTTGCGTAGTTGCTGGCCTGTCTCCAGTAACTGTAACATTAGCTAAGTTAGTAGGAGTTCCAACATTAGCCGAAAGCTGACTATTAACCAAGTCTAATGCTGCTTGGTCAATTTGTTGTTGCGTTTTTGGCGCAGTAACAGTTACGGCAGGTGTAGTCGCCCCAATAGTGCTTAAAACATTGTTTAATGATGTATTAGCACCAGTAACATTAACGCTATCCAAAACAGGAGTAGATACGGCCACTGGTTGTGTTGCAGCTTCTGTTACGGCTTGCGTTGCATCATAAACACTTGCAGGATTTGCTAAGAAACTCTTTATTTGAGCATCTGTCATACCTGCACGAGCTAAATCATTCCTAAAGTTAACATCAAGAGCATCGTTAATCTGGTCTTGAGTCATTGTGTTGAAATCAACAGGAATGTCTTGGTATTTAAGATAGTCATTTAATTGACTACCAAGATAAGCACCGCCACCACCAAGCAATGCTGCACGAGCAATATCTTGTGCGCTACCGCCTGTTACTGCTTGTGTACCCGCACCAATAGTTGCACCTGTAGCACCAGCCAAAGCAGAGCCAGTTAAACCTGTTGCACCACTTAACAAACTTGTAATAAATGGCAGACCAACTGTAGAAGCAGCCAAACCAATAACAGGTGCTGCTGCTCTTAATAAGCCTTGGTCACCACCACCTGCAAAAGTACCTGAGTCAATTACTTCACCAGTTTTAGGGTTAACAATTTGCCAATTAGCTTTGTTGTTTGGGTCAACTCTGGTTTCATAAACTACTTGCCGAACA